CTAAAGACGTTAGAGAAGAATTGGTAACTCCAGATCCTAAAGTAGTGGAATTAAGAACAGTATTAACACCAATCTTATAATCACTATTTGTAGTTACAGTAACACCACCAGAAGTAGTAACTCCAGAGATTGATACATCACCTTGAACGTGAAGTTTTGATGTTGGAGTTGTGGTTCCAATACCAAGATTACCACTAGAAGGATTATATACTAATAGTGTAGTTGCACCAAAACCTGTTGTATCACCAAATGAACTTACATAAGGAATGTATTGTGCTTGATTGGTAGTATTTGTTGAAATAGAAACACTTGAAAATCCACTACCACTACCACTACCACTAGAAATACTAACATCAATAACTTTAGTTGTAGAGTTATAACTAAAAGTATTACCAGAACCAATAAAATTAATAGCAGTAATTACACCAGTAGTAATATTAGTTCCACTAGACTGAATACCAATATTAAATCCACCAGTAGCAGTTATAATACCTGTAGTATTAATGCTAGCAGTTGTGGAGAACCCAAGAGCAGTTGTAGCAGTAGTTGCTGTACCTTGAAAAGTTGGAGCAGTAACAGTACTTACAAATCTTCCAGTACCATTTACATGTAAGTTTGCTATTGGATTGTCTGTTCCAATTCCTAGTAATTTTGAAGCAGCATTAAAAACAATATAGTTATATGATGATGATATAGTTGAACTAGTTCCAGTTTGAGATTGTGTAAGTAAAAGATATTGATTATAATCAGTATTAATTTCAACAAGTTGATTTGATACTAATCCTGTTAAACTAGCACCAGAACCTACAAAACTAGTAGCAGTAAGAGTTCCAGAAACTTTAACATCACCTTGAACCCAAAGTTTTGATGTTGGGTTTGTAGTTCCTATACCAACCGAATAATCGCCTGATACAATTATATTTGATACAACTGACCCACCGATGGAAACGTTTGTGCTGATAGCAACAGTAGGTGCGTTAAGATTTAAACTTCCCGCATAAGTAATGGTAGAAGATGCTATAGAAATTGTTGGCGTACCAGGGTCACTAATAAAGTTTATCCCCTTTACCCCAAAGTTTTTATCTGCCATCGGTCTTTTTAGTTATTTATGAATTGGGAACTAATCATACCGAAGAACATAATATTAATTCAGTATTAGAGTAAAGTATTTCTCGCAAATCTATAAGTCGTCAAACCACTAACACCAGTTTGTGGAGTTGCTTGAAGAATACAATTTCCTCCACTAATTGTTGCTCCAATAGAAACAAGTAATGAATTATTATACACAACTCCATATTCTTGTGAATATGCGGTAGATTGGTCTTGTGTTACAAGAACCTTTTGTGCCTGAATAGAAGAACCAAAACCAATATGAACTGTGTATTCAGCAATCTTAAAGTCAGTAGAAGAAACAGAGAAACTATCTATCGTTGTAGAAACACCAACAGATGCAGTAAATGTTCCAACTCCAGTTTTTACTCCATAAGTCTCAACTTGAAGTGGTGTTCTTGGATTTGTGGTTCCAACACCCAAGTTTCCACTTGATGGGATATAAGTTAATGTACTACTTACCAAATTAGAAGTTATAGTTCCACTAGTCGTAGTTACGAAACCGATATATTGCGGAACAGTTGTAGAAGAAGTTGATACTGTATTAGATAATAAACCAGTTAGATTTGAACCAGAACCAGAAAATGAAGTTGCAGTAACTACACCAGAAAATCTACCACCACCAATAACATGAAGGTTTGATGTTGGATTTGTGGTTCCAATACCAACAGAACCAGAAACATAAGCACCACCAGTTACTTGAAGTAGTTGTGATGCGGTTCCTGTTTCGGTTGTTGAACCAATGAATACTGGTCCATTAGTGAATGTAGAAAGTCCAGTAACACTCAAATTATCAAATACTTGACCAGAGTTTGCTATAGTTCCACTAATATTAATATCATAAGTTCCAGATAATCTTTCTCTTGCTATTGTACCAGTTGTTATACCAGATGCGTTGGCAAGATTTGTAGCAGTAGATGCTATACCAACAAGACTTCCTACAAAACCTCCAGTAGCAGTTATAATACCTGTAGTGTTTATACTAGCAGTTGTAGAGAATCCAAGAGCAGTAGTTGCAGTAGATGCTATACCAACAAGACCTCCTACAAATCTAGTAGCAGTTATAATACCTGTTGTGTTTATACTAGCAGTTGTAGAGAACCCAAGAGCAGTTGTAGCAGTAGATGCTATACCAACAAGACCACCTACAAAACCTCCGGTAGCAGTTATAATACCTGTTGTGTTTATACTAGCAGTTGTAGAGAACCCAAGAGCAGTAGTTGCTGTTGTAGCAGTTCCAGTAATTGTTCCTGATACTTTCATACTACCAACAACTTCAAGATTTGCTGTTGGTTGTGTAGTTCCTATTCCAATACTTCCACTTGAATATACAAAATCAGTTGCTCCTGCTAAAAGTCCACTACTTGCCTTATAAGGTATTGAATTTACGTTTCCTGGTCCAACTAAATCCGTTACGGTAATTCTAACTGTTGCAATACCAGTTTGTAAGTTTGGGTCACTACTAACTGGGTCAACAGTTACTCCAGTACCAACGAAATTAAACTTATTGAAACTATTTGCAGCACCAACTTGAATATTGTTGTTGAATAGACTAAAAGAACCAGGAATTAATCCAGATCCAGTTAGTTGAGAAGAAGCAATCCAATATCTTTTTCCAGTATTGCCACTAGCAGCAACTAAAACATATTGAGTTCCACCAATTGGAGCAGGATTTGCCACAATAGAAGAAGGACCAACCAATGGGTCTCCTAAATCTGGTTCTGCTTGATCTAATCCTAAAAATTCATAACGGTCTGAAGTAAGACCAGTTTGAGATTTCTTTTTAACTCTTTTGCTGAGAAATCCTGGAGTTGCCATTTATCTATTATTGATTTGAGGTTTCAAGAATGCTTGTAATAAACTTAAGTTTTGCTGGGGTTGTACTTGCACTTCCGCTGATTGTAATAAAATCACCAGTCTCTAATACCATTTTACCAGGCAATAAATTTACTGTGTCGTTTGCTGGGATTGAAAAATCTTTTACGATTTCTGTGGTTACAGTTGAACCAGAACTTACACGATTGTGATACCAACTAATTGATTGGGTACTAGCACTAATATTAGCACACTGTGCTAATAAAAATACTCCAACATATCCTGCGGGTGCTGTGTAAACAAGATCAGTCGTCAACCCAACAACTTTGGTATAGGTTTTAAAATTATTTACTGCTGCTGCTGCAATTGCCATTTTTATTAATCCTCCTTAATCTGATAGTGCAAGAATAAATGGTGTCATAGTAGTGAATAGTGCTTTTGTAAAATCTCTACCTGATATTTGACCTGTTGATTGATTAATCACAACACCATCACCAATATTAAAATTACCTGATTGGTCTGTACTTGTATAAGTTACAGTTCCCCCGTCAAGTTGAACTACTTTATTTTCGGGGATTACAACACCACCAAGAGCAGGTTTTGCTGTAAAGATGTTTGTACCAGCACCAACGTGTTCGAATGAAATTGTAGATGCGAGTTGTAAACTTCCCCTTGCAAAATAAACAGTTGTTCCAGCACTAACTGTATTATTTAGTGTCTGTAAAAATGTGACCGTAGAAATACCGGCAGATGGTAAAGTTGCAGCAGCAACCTTATAATAAATTGGTTGATAATCTGAAACATATGCTACTGCTGGGTTTCCTCCAGATGCTGGTGGACTAATATTTACATTTGCACCAAAATCAATCTCATACTGAGAACCAGAGGTTAAAACAGTTATCGCAGTGATTGAACCATTTACAACTGTTGCTGATGCTTGTGCTGTAACTCCATTTGGTCCAGTCGGAGGATCAATCGTAACAGTTGGTTGACCAATATATCCAGAACCACCATTTTCCAATTCAATGGTATTGATATTATAATATAAAGTACCAAAGTAACAAGATTGACCGTCATAAGGACGATTGGTTCCAACACCAGAAATCGTAACTACATTTGATTTTGCTGTTGCTTCTGTTGTTGCAGTTCCAGTATAACGATAAATGGATTTTGTTGTATTATCTCCCACACCAACAGAATATAATCCATAATTACCGAAAGATGAGTTGGAGTTTGTGATATCACATTGCCCACCAGATGATGTATAAATCGCAACATCATCACAAATTGTAAAGATGGAAACTAACTGTGCATATCCACCATTTGTAATCTGAACTCCAATACCACCTTGATTGTATTGAGTGTAACTATCAACACTCATTGAACCAGTTACACCAATATCAGTTTGGTCTCCTGGTTCTGCATCAAATCCATTGACTTTGAGACCAATACTATTTGCAATGAAGTTAGTGCAGTTGCGAATATAAGGTCCCTTATCAATATTTCCAACACCTGGTGAATATGTATTTCCTCCAATTTTTGTTGGCGACCAATTATTACTTTCTTCACCGTTATAATCTGCTGGATATGTAGTATTAATTCCCACACTAAAAACACCCAACCCTTGATCTATGATTGTTGTAACAATACCAACACAAGAGTAAATTGCTGATGTAACATTCGCACAACCACTTATACTTTGATTTCCATATGCACCATCTGGTTGCATACTCAAATCTTTTACTTGCGTATAATAATTTCGATAATTTCCACCACCTGGTTTTACAAAAGAAACATTATTAATACAAGATCTTGCAATTCCAGCAGCATATGTTAATGCATCCATTGTCTCCGTTTTCACTCCAACAATATATTGAAGTGCTTCCAGATCTGCATAATATGTTTTACCTGCTCCAACAGATTTGGAGTTTCCACCTCTCGTAATATCAAAGCAAACTGCCTTTAATGTTGATTTGATATCCGAAAGAAATTTTGTTTGGGTTGATATTCCAATTGTAAATGCTGGATTTCTATAGTCAGTGCTAGTTAAATATCCTACAGTTTCATTTGCAATAAAATCAAGATTCAATCGAATCATTCTTGCACCATCAAAAAATCTATTCGATGAAACACCAGACAATGGAACAAATGATACAACCGATGCACCATTATCTGCAGGAGAACCATTAAAATTCAGGTTCGTCATATGACAACCATTATTCACATAGAACAAATCTCGATCTGGATATTGTGGAGTTACGGTGCAGTTACGAAGTTCTGTTCCTTGAATGGAAACATTTGCTGCTAATGTGATTGGGTTATTCTCAACAAAAGTTCCAGGAAATACCTTAATTGTATCTCCAGGTAATGCAAGTGCTGCTGCTGCTTTGATTGTTCTCTTTGCATCACTTTCTATCAAACCAGTATTTGTGTCACTTCCCAAATAAGAAACATAAATTGTTTTTCCAATTGAAGTCTTAATTCCAACTTGAACTGTTCCCTTCCCAAGTGCTAGAGAAGAAGTTAAAGTAATACCAGTTCCTATTGTGAGTTGTGTTACAATACCAACTAAATTAATACCACTTCCAGAAAAGAAAGTTGCTGTAACAATTCCAGCAGAACTCAATTCACTTACAGTAGTAATACCAAGAGTCGTAATACCAGAAACTCGAAGACTAGAAGCAGTAATGAAACCTACTGTTGTAATACCAGGACCGACTCGAAGTTGTGTAACAGAGGCAATACCACCAATAACATTAGTTGCTGTAGATGCTGTACCAGTAAGACCACCTACAAAACCTCCAGTAGCAGTTATAATACCTGTAGTATTGATACTAGCAGTTGTAGAGAATCCAAGAGCAGTAGTTGCTGTTGATGCTATACCAACAAGATTTCCACTAAATGTAGTAGCAGTTATAATACCAGTAGTATTAATGCTAGCAGTTGTAGAGAACCCAAGAGCAATAGTTGCTGTTGATGCTATACCAACCAGATTTCCACTAAATGTAGTTACAGTTAGGATACCTGTATTAATATCAATTTGTCCTGTAGTTATAATACCAATATAAGCATTTGCAATTGAAGCAAATCCAATAGTTGCTATTCCGACACTTGCAATTCCAGAAGTAATATTAATTTGGTCTATAGTCGCAATACCAATATAAGCATTTGTAACTGAAGCAAATCCAATAGTTGCTATTCCAACACTTGCAATTCCAGTATTGATATAATTAACAAAATCAATTCCTATTGCAGTAATGTAGTCAGCACTTATAGTTTTGATACCAGCATTAACAATATTGGATAATGTAGTTGCTGTTAAAACTCCAATTATTGCATTTGGTGTAAAAATACTAGATGCGGTTAAAAATCCTACAGTTGAAGTTCCAGAAACATTAATATCAGTTGCGGTTAAAAATCCTACAGTCGCAACTCCAATTGAAGCACTTGTAATTGTGGAATAACCAATAGTTGCTGTTTTATTTGCATATAAATCTCCACCAATATATAAATGTCCACCAGTTGTTGTAATTCCACCAGAAGAAGCAAGAGTAGAAATTCCACTAATGTTTAGACTTGTTCCAGTAACATTACCACCAGAAAGATTTGTAGCAGTAGTCGCAGTTCCTGCATTTCCAGAAATATCAACAGCATAAAGACCTCGTGCTAAGTTAGATGCAGTTGCAGCAGAAGAAACCCTAATATTATATGTTCCGTCTAACCTATCTGGACTTATAACACCATCAGTTATATTCGCAGCATTATTTAATGTATCCGCACTCGTTGCGTTTCCATTAATATTAATAGTATAAGTTCCATTCAATCTACCATCCTGAATATAACCAAAAGTTATATTTGCTGCATTATTTAATCTATCTGCACTATTTACATCAATTCCATAATAACCAGATAATCTAGAAGAACTAATCGTTCCAGCAGTTATATTTGCAGCATTATTTAATCTTTCTGCAGTTGCTGCGTTTCCTTCTAAACTTCCAACGAACTTAGTTGCGGTTATAGTTGTAGCACCAACGATACCACTATTTTGAAGATTTAAATTATCACCAGAAGCCAACTCCTCAATTTGATTGGATGATGGATTGGCTATAAGTGGAAATCTGTCCGTCATTACTTATTGCTGGTACTTTTTTTCTTATAATATATAGGTTTCATTCTATAGAGCATTTTTTAAACAGTTCCAACACCAACAGTAGAAGAAGATGTTTTTCCAGTATCAGGATTAAAATAATATGTTTCTGGTTCAAATTGTTTCAAGTCCGTTGCTCGTAGTGCTGCGAGTTCTGTTTTGAGTTTATTAATCTCAACATCAGCGTGAACTCTTCCCTGCAAAACAGCAAATGCCTGTCCTTCCATATTATCTCGTATACTTCTCAAAGCACTTGCTGATGCGATTAAACTATCAATCTTTGGAGTGTTTCTAGTAATAATCGCATCTCTATTTGTTTCTGCGGTATTGATAGCAGTTTGTAAAGCAGAACAACCAGAGAAAGTAGGATTATTTTCAGACACATTTGCAGTATCAGTCCCAAAAGGAGTTATATCACCAAAACCAAATCCAACAGAAACTGTATCACCTTCTTTTGCGTATGAAGATGACGAAGATGTGGAAGAACCACCAAAACCATAAGTAAAAGTATTTTTTATAGGCCATTCATTATCCCCTGGATAGTATCTGGCATATCCAGCACCACAAAGAGGTTCTGGATATGTTTCTCTTAAATATCTTTCATCGTCATTTAATTGTGCGTCTGTTTTGCCTGCAAAATCAGCAGTCATTACCTCTTTCCATTGAAATGGTCCAACTGGACTTCCATTATTCACTCTTACTAACTTATGACCCAATCCAAGTGTATTATTTTCCATAATTCCAACAGTCACTGGATCTATAGGATTATTGGAATAATCAAATGTAGTTGCGTCAATTTGTGTAGTTCTTATATCTGTAAAATTAGTATTGGTTGCTGCCTCTATAGATGCATCACTTAAAATTAGTGATGGGAATGTGGATAAAATACCAACTGCAAATGTTCCATTTGTGGTACTACCAAATCCTGCAACACTTATAATCAAACTATTTACAGTCACTGAGGTACTTATAAAACCATTAAAAGTACGGAATGTAGCAGCAATCCCTGGACCAATTGTTGAAGCAATTGTATTTGCTGTTCCAATTCTTACAAATGTATTACCAACTGAAACAACAGGAACATTTGTAAGTTTTCCAGTAATTGATAGTGAGCTTCCAGCAGAAACACCTGATATAGAATCAACAAAAATAACAGTTGACCCAATTCCAACAGTTTGACCCGCAGTTGTTTGTGTGGTTAGAACAGTTGTAGTACCAAGACCAGGATTCCAAACTGTTTGAGATGTGGTTGTAGTTCCAAATCCAACTACTGTTGTGTTGAGTGCTAAAACACCAGAAAGACTTATCGTATCTCCAACATTAATATTTCCAGTAGTTCCAATTCCAGTACTTGCGATAATGGTAGAACCAACACTAATTGTACCACTAAATTGCGTAGTATCTCCTACAATTGCCGTTGTTCCAAATCCAACAATTGAAGGTAAATTTGATGGAGAAAATACTGTTGGATTATCTACATTATCAGTAATTGTATCTCCGATTTGCAACTCTGATGTACCATCATCACTCAATATCGCTAAACTTGTACTTCCTGTACTAATATTACCTAAAAATTCTTTAACAATATTTGCACCATAATCTTGATTTTGTGGTTTTCTATAATACTTTGCTCCATAATAATTATAATCTGATCTTACACCTGGATTTTTCTTACATTCGTATATTATATTATAAAAACTAGTTCCAAACCATTCATATTCATTTCTGCCTATTTCTTCCCAATGTAAATCACTTTTACAACCCGCAGTAATTCTAGCATCATAAGCAGATTTTACTAAATCAATTGCATCATTAATTTCATCAATAAGAGGGATAATTTCTTTATCAATATTTTGAACAAGAACATCAAAACGATCAATCTTAACATCCATAATTGTTAATTGATCTTTTATCATCTCAACTTCTGCGAGTTTTCGGTCTAACTCTTTTTGATGATCTGCTATAATTTTTGCTGTGATTGAAGTATCACTATTTCCTACACCTATTCTTTTGTCGTCTAATTGTCCTTGAAGAGCATTTACATTATTTGATGGGTTCTCATAATAACCTTGTGATTGTCCAGTAGAAGCAAAATATTGTGCAACTGTGGAATTAATCTGTTCTATCTCAGCAGCATAATCTCTCTCATTAGCCATAATAATTAATTATATTCCCTTTTTTTATAGTATTTGAACATATTTATTGGACTATTGCTGTGCCCGAACTTGTGTATTGACTATTATCACCAGGATAATCATTATAAGTTCCTTCATATTCTGGGATATTTTTATCTGTATCTGCTCTTTCACCATAAACAGTATAATAGCAATTTACACCAGAACCACAATTATTTTTAATCAAAATTCTAGTTCCCCATTCAATCTTATCCACATACAATTCTTGATGTGTTCCAACTGGTGTTAAATTTACAGTAATGGTTTCTGGGTCTACCAATTTTCTCCAATACTCTGGTAATTCAATTACATTTGAGTTATTCAGTCTTCCCCTCACATAAACATCTGCTGTTGGTCCTTCAATACAAACGTGCCTCAATCTCCATCCTTCTTTTGTTGGGTGTGGAATATCAAAATTTTTTTTAGCTTTGAGAGCTATACCAACTGTTGGATTTATTCCAAATGTGCCTTTTACATTACCAACAAATGCCGTAGCTTTAGATAGAGGAGTTTTTGCAAATGCTTGCGAAAGATCTGCACCTTGAGTTATGTTTATAGCAGCTTGAGTTTTTAATCCAAGATCTAAATTATATGCAGTTCCCTGCTTAAATCCAAATCTAAATGTAGCACCAAATACATTTGATAGTGCTAAATCATTTATCGTTCCTGCTGTATTTGTAATACCAGCAAAATTAGAAATTCCAGTCACTTCAAGAGAAACAGGAAGAACACCAGGTAATGGGGGACCAATCATACAAGTTGCTCTCGCAACTCCAACCTGTGGTGTTAATCCAATATAAAAAGGTCCATTTACAACTGCTGTTCCAGGAAGAAGTCTAGAATTAGCAGTTAAAAAGGACATATCTAGTTGTCCTACAACTAGTTTTTCACCAACATTTGAAATAGTACAATCCATAATTATTATCCTTTTGGTTTATTTGGAACAAATAGCTTCAAAAAATTGTTTAAAATCTTTGATTGCTTTTAATATTTTACCCATTATTGAAGAACTATCAGTATCCACACCAGAGGCACACGATGCTTTTGTTGATGTTGCTAAATCTAATGATGTACCAGCAATTTGAGTTTTATTAGCACCAGCAAAAGAAATATTTGTTCCCTGACCTGACACTGTTGGTGCATCCATATTAACTTGTTTTGATGCTTGAATTGTAACTTCTCCTTCTTTACCATCAACACCAACAAGACGAATATTTTTTGCTTTAAGTATTATAGACCCATTTAATGCTTGAATAAGAATGCTTCCATTGTCAGCATCAATGATTCTTGCAAATTCATCTGGATTTTTAACCTTAAATCCAGATACTTCTTTTAATGTCCCATTAATAGCAAAATCACAATTTCCATTTTTATACATATTAATTCCTTGTTTAGTTGGTGTAGACAATCCCAACTCTATATCACCATTTGCGAAACTTTTAGTACCAAATTCAAGACGATACCAATCTGTTTGCGTTACTTGTTGATTTTGATTACCATTAGTCATACACAATCCACCACTGATGTTACAATTCCAGTATTTGCTGCTTGATTTACTTGATCTTGATTGATCGTAGTATATGTTGGAGTAAACCTCATAATTGGGATAACATCCGCAGCAACTCCTGTTCTAGTATTTATATTTAATGTTGGTGTCGTCACAAATCCACCAATTGGATTTGTTATTGGTTGAATACCAATAATCGCACCAGAACCAGGAGTTACTATTGGAGTATAAGTATTCTTACCATCGGTGATTGTATCCCCAGTTGTGTATCCATATCCAGGTGCAGTTACAATTATATTCACAATACTTCCAGATACATCACCTGAATTTCCAACATTAGTTCCAGTTCCACCAGTTCCAGTTCCTCCAGTTCCAGTTCCTCCAGTTCCAGTTCCTATATTTGTATAATTTCCTTGTGCGTAACCAGAACCAGGATTAGTTACATAAATGTCAATTGAACCAGTTTCTTGATTGATTATGCTTTGTGCTTCCGCACCAGATCCACAACCACTATTATCAACAATAGAAATTGTCGGTGGAATTGTGTATCCAACACCACTACTTAATATTTCAATTGAAAATATTGATCCAGTACTATCCACAATTGGAATAGCACTTGCACCCACACCATCTCCAAAAATATTAACAATTGGCGGAATGCAAGTAGAATACTTTGATCCAACTGGTAATGGCAAAATATCATATTGATTTGTTGGATTTTGAACTGTTTGATTGCATTTATCGTATATACTATTAAATGCTCCAGTTATTCCACCATAAAGTGGTGTTTGATACATTGCATCTTCTAATGACCCCAACCCTTTGCTCACACCTTTAAATACATTCACACTACCAACCATTTTTTCCCAATTATCTGCATCTTTTTCACTTGGTCCAAATTTGGAAGCCCATACACTTGGAGATTTACAAGCAAGACCAGTACATTCAAGGAAACTAAAAATTTGTGATGCCAATGAACTCGCAGTATTTAAAACTCCAGAAACACTCTTAAGACTATCAGTTAACCAACCAATTCCAGACATAATAGTGGAAAGTGCTTTTTCAATACCATCCATTACGTTTGCTAAAATTCCAGCAGTCCATTGCTCCACAGCACAAACTGGTGAATTGATATTATTTTCTGCTAAATCACCAAGAAGATTTTCAATGAATGGAAGAAAATTAAGTTTTTCAAGAAGACAAAAAATAATATCCAATATCTTTTTCATTACCTCCAAAACAATTGTTTGTTGTGGAGGAGGAACAATCAATCCTACAAATTTTCTAAAAGCCCAAGCAATACATTTGAAAATTGTATTCCTTAAATTATTAATAATTAATTTTATAATTCCACCAATCTGCCCAGCACAGTTTCTAATCAAGTTTCCAATATCTACAATTTCATTCAATACTGGGTCAATATAAGTATGCAAATACTTATCTAATCCATTTGTAACTGCAATAAAATCTTGAAGTCCTTGTGTGATTTGACCGATCAAATTATTTTGACAACCATTTGCACCAATATAAGTTTTATCACATTTTTTCTCTATCCCATAAGTTGATTGTGCTTGAGAAACCAATTTATCCCCAAATAAATTTAATTGAGGATCAAATGCGTTAATATTTGTTGTAAATCCTTTTGCGCTATCCCAAGAAACACTATTCTTTGGAACACCACTAGTATCAAGTCCCAAATCAAGTTTTGCTGCATCAGCAAAAGAAATTGGTATTGGTGAAGTTTCCTGCGTTGTAGATGCTGTTGGATTTGTTTGATCTATTTCTTTATTTTGTCTTACTTCTCTTTGTGTTGCTCGTACTTTTCCTCCAGGATGACCCGTAAATGGTTTAAATCCTGAACTCATGTCTGCCTTTACATTCTCTTCACTAATTAAATTCTTAACTCCATCACTTCTATGAAGAAGACCAAGAACTACTGGTTGTTGTGCGTCATCACCATCTAAGAAAAAACCAAAGCAAGTTTCTCCACCTTTTAAATCTAATGTTTTTCCTGTTCCTCCGTGACCACTACCAAATGCAGGGTCTATCATTACCTGTGCCCAAGGTAAATCCTCATCACTTAAAACAGAACCAGAAAAAGGATGATAACCAATAATTCTTACTTTACAACGATAGTTCCAATCACCATTAAAATAATCTGCTGCTTTTTTCCAATAATCTGGGTGAGCAACTTGACCTATCCACCAACTAAAACCATCCTTTCCAATATAATTGGATTTTAATAAAGCCTCTTCAATCATTGTAAATTCTACACTCCAATGCGTTTGGGTTTAAATCACAAAATAGTTCTAATGAACTTGGTATTGTATCAGCATCTGGATGATGCTTTTGATATTCTAAAAGTTCTTCTAGATATGCATTTAAATATCTTTTTCTTTGTTTATTTAATGAGGTAGTTTCTATTTCCTCACATATATCGTTAATAAGTTCTTGTAATTCCATTTCTCTTATTTATTTGAACCGTAAAGACCGTAACTATCACGAATCAATCTTAAACTCGTAACCATTTGTCCACCCTCAAAATGATGTCTTAATTCTTTAATTAAATAATATCCACTTTGCTCTTCATCTGATGACATATCTGTACTTCTATCTATTCTTGGAAACTCTGCTTGAATAATTCCACCAGCCTTCAAATTGACATTACAAGGAACAACCATATTTAGTGCTTGCGTGAACAATAAATTGTACCGAGAATAAGACATAGCCATATCAGCACCACTTCTCAACTTATCACTCACGGAACCATCTGGTTTTAATACTCCTCTATCTGATGACCTTACCATAATACGAGAAATACTATCACCAAATTCATCAGATACAGCAATACTTTCAGCACCACCCAATTTACGTTTAACTTGGTCCTTTACTTTATAAGTATATAACTCTAAAGTATTTGAATACAAATCATAAAAATAAGTTTTATTTACATACATACCAACTCTTAATGATTTCATCAAATCAATATTCTTTTCATAATTATAATTCAATATATTAAAATTAGTTTTTGTTTGGTTTTCCTCAATTACTTGTGTAAAAAGATACTGTGGTATATTTTCTTTATCAGCACTATTGATTTGTATTTTTGTACTTGAAACTAAACTATCAATACTTCTAAAATTAAATCCATCTTTATTTTCATAAAATAAGAAACCAGCAGTTCCTCTTGCTTCTTCACCAGAAGTTCCTGAATTTTGTCCGTTTGCTGGAACTGCCTTTGGTCCTAACCAAGTCAAAACGTGGAATGGTTTGCGATTGTTTCCAATAAAAGAATAATCATTTGATGTTGCTTCTATATTTTCACTCTTATACTTTTTAGTTTTCAAATCATCTTTAAGAATTTTAGTTACAGTCGTTTGTAAATTTCCTCTATAAATTGTCTGACACCTTGAAGTTTCATTTGTTAATCCCTCACGAGAAACAAGATTTAAAGTAAACATTTCATTTGAATGTTGTGCGTCAAGGTTGCTTACTTTGTAAACATATAAGTCATCAAGCACAAACTCACCAAAAGCAGTATCAACACTAATTGTAACTTTCTCTCCACCACGAATTGGTAAGATATTAAACAAGGACGAACTATTAATTAGTTGTGCTATGGCAGTCACACAAGGAGATAAAATATCCTCAAAATAATCAAAGAACAAACAAGAGTTTGTAACATCAACAGTTGTCTTACCATCCAAAGTTTGAATGGTAAAATAATTGGGTTTAAATGCGCCTACTGCTGCTGCCATTACGTTGCGGAGAGATTGGTGAGTAACATAGTTTTCATAAGACTATTTACCACTTGACCTTCAGTTGGTCCAGGCATAATCACAGTTCCACCACCTCCACCCCCTCCAACGGGAATATAGACTGGTCTTTGTTGTCCTCCACCACCTCCACCCATCATTATAGGCATTACAGTCATACTTGATTGTGGTTGATTATAAGATGGATAAGTTTGTATTTGAGGTACTGGTGGGGCAGCAGCAGGAACAACTTGTGCTTGTGGTGCTGGTTGTGCTATTGCTTGCATAGCAGTTAACTGCTTATTATATGCCGCAGCATCAGCAGGATGTACATTATCTGCTCCTGGAGTAAATCCACCACCAAACTTTACAAATCCAGGATATTTTGCTGCTAATGCAGCAAGTTCTTTATTTGCTTGTATTTGGTCTTTTCTATTTCCAGATTTAGCAGTTCCTGACAATAAAACAGAAGCAGCACCCATAGACTTCAATGATTCAAGTTGCTTTTGAACATTTCCAATATCTTTTACATTATTTGCAAGTCCAGAAGATAACTCAACTGTATTTCCTTTTATTCTTCCATTTTGGTTCATTTCATTAATATATCCCATCACTTTATCTGGAGAAGCACCAACAACTGCCTTTCCTTTTTTTCCAGTCGCATCCATTTGTCCCTTCGCAATACTATCACCAATTACTACATTTTCTTTTCCTTGTTTTATTCCTGCCGTAATATCTTCTGCTTGTTGAGTTGAACTTTTTATGATCTTTGCTTCATCAGTTTTTTTGGAACCTTTCATTCCATGACCAACAAAAGCATTAGTACCCATAATTCTAGCAGCGTTTCCAAATCCATGAACACTAGAAACAACATCCCCAACAGGTAGGGGCATTCTTAATCCAGGTGCTCCAGCTATGTCAAGACCACCCCAAGAACCACCACCAGGTCTATTTGCATGTGCGTACTGTTCTTTTTCGACATATTTCATCAAAGTATCATCATCCAATTTAGATCCAGGATTAACATCAATTCCAGCATTGGTGAATCTGAAATATTTTTTTCTCTGCATAAGAGATTTTGCAACTTTAAAGGCAGCTTCTCTTGCATCTTTTTTTCCTTGTTCTGTATTTTTACCGACCCACTTATCTCCTACTGGATCATATAATTCTGTTGGACCTATATGAAAATGTGGACCATCCGACCTTCCTGTTGATCCTTGAATAAAAGTTCCTTCTCCATCTAGTGTAAGATTTTCACCACTTGGAGTGTTGCCTTGGTTTTGGGAGGCATTTGGATCAATATTTTCACCATATTGTTCCCCAGAAGCATCCCCCATAGTCTGTTCTGTACCTGAGAATAAACTTAATTTGACAATTCCCCTTTCAAATTTACCAACTGCTTGGTCAAATTTAGTTATGGAATCAGCAAAAGATCCAGAACCACCAGTAAGTGTTTTTTGTTTTGCTTCTTGTCCTTTTAATTTTTCAGAAAGTTTTTGTTTAAGAGCACTTCCACCTTCATATACCCTATCAGCAGTATATCCACCAAGAAAACTTCCAGCCATACTTCCAACAACAAAACCAAGTCCAGGAATAGGAATAAGTGCTTGCCCGATTGCTCCCCCAAGAAGACTACCAGCAAGTGCTCCACCTGCTCCTGCTGCTGATTTTCCTACACTTTCACCTTCCGCAAGACCAGTCGCAAAATCAAGTCCAGCAAAGAGTGCATTACCAACACCAACTGCTCTCATACCACCCAGTTTTAATCGTGGTCCTTTAATTGTTGGTTTTGGTGGTTTTACGTTTGATGGTCTTTGTGGTTTTCCTAACTTTCCTCTACCTGGAAACATATTACCAACAAATCCACCAAGGTCCAATGCTCCACTAAACAAAGAACTCAATAGATTTCCTGGTCTTCCAAAATTACTTGCGATATTTAAACTTGCAAGTGCTCTTATTTTTTTCTTGTCTGGTAGTTTTAATTTTTCTAACGATCTATTTTCTACTTCTAAAAATCTACTAAAACTATTAAAATCACGTTGAAATCTCGGTAAAGAATTTGACCTCGAACCAAGTGAAACAATATTATTTGCCGCAGCAACTAATGGGGAAGAGAGTGTTTTTTTCATTATCCGTCAACGATATTATAGACCATTCTAGAATAAAGAACTAAGAAATTATTAGGATTTCCTGCTGGTAAAAATGGAACTGATGGTCCACTACCTTGTGAACCACCACCACCTCCACTACTGCCTCCTCCTCCTGATTGTTGTTGTCCTCCACCACTCATATCAATAGGAAGATAATTTACTTGTGGTTGAGATTGTGCTATTTGAGAAACTGCTGTTGCTCTTTGTGCTACTTGAGTTTGTGCTGTTTTTGCTGCTTCTACTTGTGCTGCTTGTGGTTGTGATACTTGCTGTGCGATTTGTTGTTGTGATGTTGCCTTTGTTGGTGCTGCTGCAACAGTGCTTGGTGAAGTTGTAAATAATCCAGTTGGAACTGCTGCAGCTCCCATCTTTAGATTTTGACCGTAATTACCATACTCAGCGGCAAAATAATTATCGGATCCGCTACCACGGTGTACTGTAGAACGTTGACCAGCATTGTATCCAAGAAAATCAGTTCTTCCTCCAACAAATTGTGCAGATTTTTTCTGTAATTCTGGGTTTTGGATGGCTGCAACAGATCCTCTAAACTTTTGACGAGCTTGTTCTGATGTAATTTTTTGGCCTCTCTTATTATAATAATACATCATTGCTTTTACACCATCATCTTCATTTTTAATATTTTTAAATTCATCAGCAATTTCAGTTCCAGGTCCACTACGCGATGTTGGATCTTTAAATGCTACTTGATATTGTCCTTGCTTGGTGAGAAGATCTTTAATAGATTTTCCTTTATATGTTGGATCTCTCAATCTATTATAAACCGATTGCGCTACATCTGATTGCCCTTGTGCGCTTCCAGATTCTAAAGCAGCAATAGCAGCGAGGGTCATCATATCTTCACTACCAGAACTTACACCTCCAGGGGAGGGTCCAGGAGGTGGAGGTTTAGTTTTATCTTCTTTTTCTTTTTTCTCTCCTTTACCACCAGAAGATTGTTGTTGCTGCTGCTGATTTGATTTTTGTTTGTTAGTTTCAAATAACTTGCTAATTGCATTTGCAAATCTATCAACAATTGAAGAAAACCTATCAGCAATATCTCCAGGAATTTCTGGTGATGTTCCTGCTGCTTGTGCCTGTGGACTGTCTGAAAGTGCATTCACCGCACCAGCACCAGCAGCACCAAGTCCTAATGCACCAGCACCAAGAGCAAGCATTTTGCCTTTACCACCACCCATCATTCTTCCAAGTCCTCTTGGGGCAGATTTCTTCAATCCACCACCAGGAATATCAACATCAAGGTTCAATCCTCCACCACCAGAAGGTGAAGCAACAGGAAGATTGGATAATTGTTTTACGATTTTAATTATAACTTGACGAATTAATTTTGCAACTTCAAAACTTTCAGTAAATGATTTTTTAAGTGCATCTAAACTATCTCTTACCTTATCAATATTTTTTTTATTACCAAAAAAGTTTATAAAACCTAACGCAGTCTTATAAACATTTAAAAACTTACCAAGAATACCAATTGGTTTAGCATCATCTACTTGTTTTATTCTGTTTTGATAATCAGTAGAGAAACCCTGAAGAGTTTTATTGACGGTATTAGTTATATTTGTTGTTATTTTGTTTATATCAAATTCTTTTACTCTTCTTTGATAATCAGCAGAAAATCCTTGAAGTGTTTTATTGACTGTATTGTTTACATTATTATTGATATTTGTAGATATTGTGCTTACGATACTGTCTATTGCTGGAGCTGCTGGTTGAACTCCTGCTCTTTGAAAACCTACAATTTTATTTGCAGCACTATTAACAACAGAAGCACCAAGTAAAGAACCACCTGAAATAAAGTTCTGTGTTGCTGCTCTATTTGTATTCTGTCTTCCTACTACTTTTTCTGGACTAAGAACAGAACTAACCATTTTGTTGCTGCTGTTGTTTTAATTTTTCTTCTTCAATGTGTTGCTGTAAAAGTGCTAAGTAAATATCCCTTTCCCAAGGTATCATATCATATATATCACTTAAAGACCAACGATGGAACTGCATCAAGGCAAAATTAATTCTAAAATATGACTCTAGTTCCATATGAGCCATACTCAACCGAAAAAAGACGTTAAACCCTCCAACGCCACAACACTTTCAACTTTTGTTTTTGGATTTATAACTTTCACAGTATGAGAAAGTCTAGGCATCGTATCAAAGAACTTCTCAATTTCCTTGAACTGATTTGGAGTTAAAGTTTCAATCCAATCAGTCAATTCTTTTTTGGTAGAATCCGCAGCAGACCAACTTTCTTCTGCATTAAAAATAACATCAATACAAGAAGAAATTATATCAAAAGACCTGTCGATACTTGATGAACTTTGTTCTGCACTAAAATCAAAATTAGTTTTAATGAATTGGTCTAATGAAGGATACTTCATTCTCAAAACCAAATCAGTATCAAGTTGGATATCCCTCTTATGTTCTGGGTCTTCTTCAACTTTAATTTGGTCTATAAACACAGTTACTGGAACTTGTGTTTCTCCATCGTCACCACAAGTTATAATCAAATCAAGACTTTCTCCAACCGACTTACCACGAACATTTAAGAAAATGTATTCAATATCAAAAGTAGGTAGTTCTTCTACTTTAATACCTTTAGTTACAATACAATCTTTTAATACTTGCTTGATTGCATTTGTAATCTCTTTTGTGCTTTGACTTTCAAGAGCAAGAATTAATATCTTCTCTTCTTTGACTAGAAATGGTCTGTATTTAATTGTTTTTCCAGTTGATGGTAAAACCAATTCGTATTGTGGCGTTTTGATAGTCGGTAAAGGCATAATTTATTCAGTTATTAAATTTATTTATTTGGGCAAATTGCCGTAATTCTTTTCCATCACATATCTTATATACTGGAATGTGACTGTTGTTTTTACAATTTGACTTCCCTCATAAGTCAAAGGCATCGCAGTAATATTTGTTGGGAATGCTTCAAGCATTCTATAAGTTAACTGTGGTGGGAATTTTATATTTTTTGGGTTTGAACTATCAAAATTTCTCTCAAATTTTGTAAGTGATATAATTCTCTTATATTCATCTGGGTATCTAAAACGAAAGAAATCTCTTCTGTCTTTCCCTAAACTATCACCTTGTCCTAATGGATTTGCTGGTAATTCACCAGCATTAGACGTAATATTACCATATAATGGATTGATATAATTCATCCATTCTTCAAAAAGACGAATTAAATTATGTTCATTATCAACATAAAAGGTCATCGTAAATTCTGGGAAAATTCTTCTCGTTGGAAATCTTTCAATCGTTCCTTGACGACTTCCCATTTCTTCCGTTACATCAAACTGTACTCCAGGAATAACTGCTTCGGCACAATAAAAATCATAGATGAAAGGATTTTTTCTATTATATTTGACATTATTAATTACACCAGAATTACGCAACCAACCCATTAATCCATCTGTATCATTCGTCAAATGTAATGATACTTTAAATTGACTAGTAAGAGATAAATTACCAAAAATCTCTCTTGCCGAAGGCATATTATTTGATGGACTACCTTCAGTCATCTTAAGGTACATTGGTCCTATGCGTGGAGACCCTCTATCTGGAGTAGAAGCAGCCATCTATAAATATCTTAAGTGTTTATACTATGTATGCCTCGCAACGAAGATAGTAAATATAGACAGGGCAAATATAGACCACACAATCCTCAAAAGTATGGGGGAGACCCATCAAATATTGTCTATAGGTCTTCTTATGAATTGAAGTTTATGCAATATTGTGATTTGACTGAAAGTGTGAATTCTTGGAAAAGTGAAGAGTTTTTTATTCCTTATCGTTCACCAATAGACAATAAGTATCACAGATACTTCCCTGACTTCTTTGTGAAGTATAAAGACAAAGATGGAAATACACGAACACTTGTTGTTGAAATCAAACCAGCAAAAGATTTAAAAATGCCAGAAACAAACCCAAAAAGAAGAACAAAGTCTTGGGCTTATTCAGTAAAAATGTGGGCAATTAATCAAGCAAAATGGGAAGCTTGCCGTGAATATTGTAAAGATAGAGGTTGGGAATTCAAGGTATTCACCGAGCGTGAATTGGGGATAAACGTAAAATGATCGCAGACGATATTAGAAAACAAGCAGGCAACAAATATCGCAGCAGTGATTGGTGGACCAATTCACTAATGAATGAATTAAGAAGTCAACAAAAGAGAGATATTAATGAAGCAGATACTGGATTTATAAAACCAGGAAATTTGGTTTTCTTTTTGTATTCAGCAAAATATCCACAAAGATACGAATACTGGGATAAACACCCTTTGTCTTATGTTTTAGACATTAGTTTTAATGAAGGTTGGTTTCTTGGAGCAAATCTTCACTATCTCAATCCACAATATCGTGGAGGTGTTGCCGAATCCTTTCTAAATAAAGAAGGAATTGTAAACGCACCCAAGAAAACTTTACATAAATACCTCTTCTCTGGGGTAATGACTGAATTCTTTAAAGTGCCTGAAAAAGAATGGAGAGAAGTATCGTTGCTTCCAACAGAGAAGTTTGTTGATAGAAGAGGTCAACCAGTATTTAAAACCAAAGTTTGGGACGCACCATAAATGGCTTATGAAGTATTAAAAGATAATTACTATCGTTCATCTGTGGGACCATTGGGCCTTGAACTTGGAATTAGATATGATGCAAAAACTGGTGATTACGAATTAAAAGAAAAAAATGCATTTGGTTATGATACATTAACAGGAAATGCAATATTTTATAAAAATGGCAGTTATACAAGTGATGCAATACGAGACCCAAAATTATTTGTAGATGGAGATCCAAACAAACCAACAGCATTGGCGCAACAACTGTCAGTAGATATAAGAAAGAAGGTATATGCAGCATATCAAGCAAAAGGAGGTGCTGCTGGTAAAAATGTAGTTAACGTTAGTGCAACACCTGCAAATCAAAATAGCAAAGCAGGAGTAAACAATAGTTTTCCAGGAACAAATCCAGGAATAGCAACAGCAGTACCAGGAGTAGGTGGTATATTAGCAGCACCACCAGGATCAATAAATCTTAACGATACTGCTAATCTCAATTTTGATAGCAAAAATGAAAAAGATATTTTTAAAGGTGGTCTTTTATTATATCCAGTTGATATCTTAAAAAATCAACAAGATACATTACAAATTACAATGTATCGTTATCGTCCACCATCTGGAGACCTTTTTACAAATCCAAACTTTAAAATTCCAGAACTTTTTACAAAAGGACTACAAAGAAACAGTGCTCTAAAAGAACCAATTGCAACTACCGTTTTGCCAATTCCTTCTGGCATTCAAGACAATAATGCTATAGGTTGGGGGGATGATAGTATGAATAACATGACGGCAGCAGTTGGTGCTAATATTAATAGAAGTCCAGCTACAGCAGTAGTTGGTCAGGGTCTAGTAGCACTTGGGGCACAAGTAGCTGATGCTTTGGGTGGAATTAAGTTGCCCCAAAATACTATAATACAGTTAGGAACAATAGCAAATGCAGCAGGTGGAAACATATCCGATTTATTGCAGAATCAGCAAACTAGAGCAGCAATCACTTCATTACTAGCAAAAAATGCCCAATTTGAAATTCCAGCAGAAACTATTTTAGCAAGAGGATTTGGAATTGTTCCAAACTCAAATATGGAATTACTATTCCAAGGTCCAACACTTCGTCAATTTAGTTTCAGTTGGCGTATGAGCCCAAGAAGTGCTAAGGAAGCAACAAATGTAAAAAGAATTATTCGTATGTTTAAGCAAGGTAGTGCTCCAAGAAAATTAAACTCACAGTCTGGTGCTGGTGCTGCTTCTCTTTTTCTTGGAACTCCAAATGTCTTTAAACTTTCATACAAAACAGGAAATAAAGAAATATCTGGATTAAATAAATTTAAGATTTGTGCTCTTGTTAATATGAGTGTTGTTTATGCTCCTGACGGTCAATGGGCTGCTTATGCCGAAGGACAACCAGTATCTGTGCAGATGTCTCTAAACTTTCAAGAGATTGAACCTGTATATGAAAGTGATTATCAAAAAACAATATTTGATAATCTTGGTGACTATTCCCCAGTCAACGACGACGATGTAGGATACTAAAATGGGATACTTTAAAGAACTACCAAATTTCCAGTATATTGCGAATTTTCCTAATCAGTCATTTAATGACGATTATGTTGTAACTAAAAATATATTCAAAAGAGCAAAATTAAGAACTGATATTGCGAATGCTGTAAATGTTTTTGAGTATTATCAAATTATTGATAATGAAAGACCAGACCAAGTTGCTGCAAAAGTTTATGATAACGCAGACTTGGATTGGGTAATTTTAATAACCAATAATATTACAAATATTAATCAACAATGGCCGTTAGATAATAATAGTTTTTATAAGTATCTTATTGATAAGTATGGAAGTGAAGAAGAACTTGGAAAAACACATCACTGGGAAACTGTTGAATTTAAAGACGAATATGGACGTGTTGTAGTTCCTGGTGGTTATCAAGTTGACTCAGAAAAAGCACTATCAGTTACAACCATTCAAGGTCAAAGTGATTACACTTTAAGTGAGTTTCCAAACTCTAACACACAAAACACTATTACAGTCAATCTAAATCAATACGTTCCTGTTTACAGAAACAATACGGAAACTACACAAGCAATCGTAACGGATATTAGACTTAACTCGTCCACATTAAAAATTGCTGGAAGAGAAAATAAAATTGATATCAAGATCACAAATATTTTAGATACTTGGCCAGAAAGTTGGGGTGGAAACACAATAATAAAAGGAAGAAATGAAAATACCACAGTTCAAGTTCTTGATATTACATTTGAAAATGATATAGTCCTTGACCCATCATTATATGAAGTTGTAGGTAAAGAAGTGAATGGTGAAATTGTTCCAACATTTAAATTCAAACCACAAAACTAAATAAAATAAAAACCATATGTCTACCCCAACTCCTATAAGTGGTGTAAAAATAAAAATATCAACGGACGTTCAACCAATTTCCATCACTGATACAAATAAAACCAAAACTACAACTACATCTATCAAAGAAGTAAGTAATTATGAATATGAAGTTTTGGAAAATGAAAAGAAGAGAAAACTATTAATCCTCAAACCACAATTCCTATCAGTCTTTATAGGTGATATGAAGAATATTATGACATATGCGGAATCTTCACAATACGTAGATCAAAAAACTAAACGTGGTTATAATCCAAAAATAATGGGTGTATGAACCCTACAGACAAAAAAATACCCCCGATTTTTTTCGGGGGTAAAATGGATTTAAAAGTTGATTTTGAAATCAGGAATTTGCTAACTTAGAAAAATAGCTAAGGGCATCATCATCCTCGTCATCACTAGAAGCAGAAGGACGAACTGAAGTAGTTTCCTTCGCAGGACGTGAAACTTCATCTTCTTCCTCTTCACCAATCGTCTCGGGGTCTTGATACTTAGGAGTTCCTTTGAGACCAAGTGTATAATCAAGACGTTTCTTCAAATCTTCATAAGACTTGAACTCACTTGGAGAAACAAAATCATTCAAGTTGTTGAGTGATTTATAGATTGTTTCCAGTTCATCATCATCTTCAAGAAGAGCAGAAGATGGTGCGAACTCAGACTTATCGTAGTTCCAATAACCATCTTTCTTCACCAACTTCAGTTTGAAGTTAGCACCCTTCCAGAAATCAAAAGGATTTATTGGTTCTTCATCATCAAACTCTGGTTGCATAGAAGCCATAATCTTATCAAAGATTTTCTTACCAAACTTATAAAGGAACACTCGTCCTTCATTCGCAGGGTTCACAGGATCTTTTACAACATAAATGTTTGCGAAATAAGAAAGCTTACGCTTACGATCACGAACAATATTTTGATTGTCCTTACTACCAGTATTCCAAAGTTCACGGTTTGCTTCACATACAGGACAGTTTTGTCCCAGAGTAGTGAGGCAATTATCAATCAACCAACCACCAGTTCCTTGAAATGCGTGAGACCAAACCTGTGCCCAAGGTAGATCACAACCTTCGGGAGCAGGAAGAAAACGGATTACAGCAGAACCAGTTCCACCTTTATCCATTACAGGTTTCCAAAAACGATCATCATCTTTGGAACCACCATCGTTGAGTTTCTCAACTTGTTTGATGAGTTTCTCGGTCAAAGAACCCATCTTGGATTGCTTTTTAAGATCAGCAAAAGACATTTGTATTCTCCGTATTAGTAGTATTGAGAGTATTGTACATATTAAGTATAGCAGGTATAAGGTCAGTCGTCAAGGGACTTTTCAAGTTTTTCAATTGACTCTTCCATCTTCGCAAAGAATGTATTAATATCATCTCCTGGTTCTAATCCAAACAATAAAGCAGAATCAAGAATTCGATTTCTCATTTCTACTGCTTCTGGGTCATCAGATAGAGACATTCTAAAAATAAAAACTTTTTGTTTTTCCAAAAATTGTTTCATTGTTTCTAGATGTTCCCTTTTTTTATCTTTATCAGAAAAAGGAATTTCCATCAATTCAGTAAAGAGTTTATGCTGAAGTTCATCAAGTTCAAACAAAGATTCTCTGACTTGTTCTGAATCAAAAAATCCACTCATAAAACAATCTCCTTGAGAATTTCTTTATACTTTGCTACATCAATATTTAGGAATGGTTCATACTTTCGAATTCTTAAACTGACGGTTTCCCACACTGGGTCTGTTAGTTTCTTATCAAACTTTTTCACGTAACCCAATATCATATCCAATATCACCATTGTCTCTAAACTGATTGCTTTTTGAAAATACTTTTTGAGAATCTCTGGGTGCTGATTGTTTTTTATCTCAAATAATTCTACAAAACTATCTTTGTGTATAAAGACTTCTGCTTCTGTTTTGAATAAGTAAAAAAGACTTTGGGATTTCTTTAACCAATTTGTATAAATTTGTTCTCCATTTTCAATGATTTCACCAATCCATAAAGATTGAGTATCATTACATTCAGCAAAGTTTGCTACAAAATATGCTTTGATTTCATCATCATTCTTCTGTCTAGAAGTTCGTTCAAAGAAATACCTATCCTTCCTCTTATGAAAAGAGTCCAGAGATGCTCTGGACTTCCCACAATACTTAAAGTAATCGTAATTTTCTTTTGTGAAATGATTTTTGAATGCTAAGTAAGTTTTATAAACATCAAAGGGTGTCACAGAGGCAATTTAGCAGCACGAGTAGTTTTTTTCAAAAAGTTTAATTCAATCGCATCATTTTTAAGTTTCTCCTTCAAAGGTTTAGAAACTAATTTAGATATAGTATCAAGTTCAATACTATTTTGTTCACAATACGTGACGATTGCATCAATATAATTGATTTTAGATTCTTTGACAATATTCTCTATTTCTTGAGCAAACTTTTGAGGACATAAAAATTTGCTATCTAATTCTTCCTTGAGTTTATCATTCATATTGCTGAAGTTTATCTCTAACAAATTCTCTAATATATTCGGTGAGTAACTTGATGTACTTTCCTTTGTCGTATTCTTCATAAATTTCACATTCTCCGTTTTCACAAGCCATAATGATGACAAATTTCTTTACCATTATACCAGTCATTTCATATAACATGCAAGCATAAGCAGCACATTGTACGAAATAATGTTCAATCCAATCTCTTGGTTTTGGTTTCTTAGAAGTCTTGAAGTCAATAACTGCTAATTCACCGTTGTATTCTGCAATACAATCAACAGTTCCCGCAATACCTAAAACTTTGCTATACAAAGAGTTTTCAAGTGCGTGAATATTATTTATCTTATTCAAATAAGGTTTCGCAATTCCAAATAACATTTGCGAAATTGGAAGAACTTCAGAATTAAATTCCTCATTCTTCAAATACATTTCGGCAAGTGTATGCATATCAGTCCCACGACTGGTTGCTTGCTTTGTGATTTTATTTGCCTTTTCTTCTCCCACTTTCTTTCTCCAATCAGCAAAGAACTGACGGTTCTTATGACTGGTTACAGAAGTAATGGAGACAAGTTTAATTAACTCATCCTCATTGGGAACTTTATAATAACGAACTCCATCAATGGTCTCCCTCTCTAATTGAGGGAGATCCAAATCCACATAATTAAACATCACAATCCAAGTTCAAGTTTTGCTGTAATATATTCCTTCACAAGTCCAGAACGAACAATATCATCAACACCAAATTCGACCAGTTCAAATGAATCCATTTTTCTCAAAATATTCATAAAGTCAACAATACCATTCCTTTCATTTCCTTTTACCAAATCAGATTGAGTTGCATCACCACAGAAACAAATTCTACTATTCTCACCAACACGAGTGATAATAGAATCTAATTCGTGGAAATTAAGATTTTGCATTTCGTCAATAATGATAATTGAATTATCAAGTGTTGTGCCACGAATGAAAGATGTGCTCCAGAACTTTACAGTTTCTTGTGATTTGAGATTACCATAAAGCATCTCAAAGTCAGCATCACTTGGCATCTGAAACATATACTTTACCATATTCTTATAAGGAATTTGATAAAGAGCAGACTTATCATCATGGTCTCCTGGAAGAAAACCAATCTCACGAGTTGCTACAAGAGAACGAACCACATAGATTTGTTCGTATGGTGTTGTCTCATCAAATACATCTTTGAGTGCGTTATAAAGAGTAATAAAGGTCTTACCTGTACCAGCAGCACCATAAGCAACTAAATGTTTTCCCTCTTTGTATGCTTCAAAAAGTTTCCTTTGATTTTCTGTAAGAGGTTCAACATCAACCAAATATTCAGCACTAATTGGTTTCTTTCTCTTTGTTTGCCTAGTTGTCAAACCAACTCCAATTGGGTGGTTATCATTGCTCCTTCTTTTTCTTGCCATAGTTAAATTGGTTTTACATTTGCACCTGGAACTTTTGAAACCTTGTGTAGAACATCATTCCACCCAGGATTTCTTCTAACGTGTCTGCTCAATAAATCACCCACCTCCCCAACATTCATTTGTGTGGGAATGAGTGGTTTGATATTTGGATTTTCTTGGAGAAAAGGTTCCTTTTCCGCCATATACATCCATTTTTCAAAGATTTCACCAGTTTCTGTATTTTCGAATCGATAAGTTGGCATTATTTTAATAATATGTAAAATTATTTATTCCAATGTAATAGAAGGTGCATCCATACATTCAGGGCAGTTTTTTCTACCCCAACCAAGAGCAGAAGAGATTGTAGGAAACTGACAGGTAAAGATACAACGGATTGCTTCAGCAACCTCCATATGCTCCTTCTGGGTGCCGTGAGCACTACGAAGGTCGATGTAGTGCATCCACGACCTTAGAGAACCCGACATATACAAACGGGTCTGTGTTGCCTGTGGGAGCACGAAACGGGCACATTCTTTTGCTACTCCTTGAGCAAGAAGAAGATTGTAGATATTCAAACTCTCTTCAAAATGATTTTTAATCAACAAACTCATAGTTTCTGTTAGATCACTTCCAAGATCGTCCGTACTATTTTGTCTATTTTTTGTATCTTGTCTCCGCAGATCAGGTACAGGAAGTTCAACTTGAAGCTCCGTACTATCGGCATATCTTTGACTGAATTGTTGGAATGTGAAAGACCTATGACGCAAGATTTGCGTAGCAATCGCCAACGAGGTATTAATCTCAACTGTGAGGAATGCGTGTTCAAAGATGCTCCAGTGTTGATTCTTAATACAATATTTAAGCAATCCTTCAAAGTTTGAGTTCTCTTGATTTTTTGGATTACTTACACGGGCACAATAAGCAATATGTTGTTCTGCGTTTGGTGTGGCAGAAATGAGTTTAACTTCTGGTTTCATTTTCCAAATCCTTTTGATGTAAGTTTTTCCAATTGAACAAGTTCGGTTTCCACAACTCTCAATTGTGATTTCATTTCTTTCAGTTGTTTATCTGAATACAAATGTTCCTGTTTGATTAATTTTTTAAGTAGTTTAACCAACTGTTTTGATCTGCTAGTCATCATTATCCTCAAATACTTCATCGTAATCAATAATTCGTTGATTACTTTTTACTTTATGTGCTTGAACGTCTGTATAGATTTCTGCTTTTAAAGAATCTAAAAGCAGTTCCATATTTCTTATAATCAATTTAACTTTTTCTCTATCCATATTATAAAGTTATCTCATCTCATTCTAGCACAAAAAAAGGAGGGAATCAATCCCTCCTAGATTATCAACGCATTGCCATTGCTAGTTTTGCTTGATGTTCACGTTGTTCTTTTTCTTTTTGTTTTTTGATAAGAACTAATTGCCAGTTGTTTTTCGTTTTCATTAGGGTGCTCCTTTACTTTTGGTAAATTTGCGTTCCTTCGGTGTCCCTACTTCCGTTTGCTATTCGCAAATAGCAAATGAACGTTTGTGTATTTAGTCAATTCATTTTGTATCATTTGATACTATTTTCTTCTTTTCGTTTCTTTTGGAACATACCCATACATCTTTGGGTTTATTTTTCCATCAGTCCATTTAATTTCTTTAAGTGCTCCCTTTCCATACTCATCATAATAAGTATCAAACACTTCAACCTTACCACCTGCTTGTACTATATCATATTTTTCTGTATCTTTTACAAGATACGTCACAATATAAGAATTAATAGGAAGACTTGTATCTTTTGATAATGATTTGTCGCAGTCTTTATGTATAATATTCAATATTTTTCCTCCAGTTTTCAACCTCTATTTCCCCAAACAATATCAGGGTATGCTTCTGAAACAATCTCTTTATTGACTTTGTATCTACTTTCAAGTTTCTTATCTTTACATAAACAAAGAATTTCTGCTTCCAAAGGATGCAAACCTTCCAAAAGATTTACAAAAATATTTTCTCTACGAATTCCATTCAGTGTATCGTTTCCACCTTTAATAAAATTATAAAACTTAGTATATTCTTTACGAATTGTAGAATATCTTTGATCAAGTGCTCCTATTGATGAACCATTCATTTGTTTGATAGCATCTTCAATTCTTTCAGACATTGTTGATGTCTTCATATCATTCTCACCAAAAAATGGAACATCACCTTCTGGTAAAACAGATATTACAGTTTCATCAAAATTCCAAATAAAAATTGCTTTTAATGAATCGTGTTCGTATGTTTTAAGAACTTCTACTTTCTTTGCCTTTGATCTTTGTTTTGAAGCAAGAGCAAGGATTTCAAATATAAATGGATTTGGAGGAAGAATTTCGAGTTCAGTCTCTGTCTTCTTCGTCGTCGTTGTCGTCGTCATAATTTTCAAATCGTACTGCTAAAATTTCGTCTGGTATAAGATTACCGTTCTCATCAAACATTTCTGGATGAGTGTAAAATTGTCTAACTTGATTTTCATACAAGTGAGACTTCGTTAGCCAACCTATTACTCCGCCCACAAGTAAAAATAAAAAAGTTAATATAGTGAAAATGGTGAGTTCTGATGCTAACATTTTTTTTCTCCAAGAGATTACGTTTTCTTTGCCACTCTTAGTTCAATTTTAAAATGTATCTCTCGTTTAAAAAGAGAAAACATTTTTCCAAAACTGAACTGTCTAGAATCCAATTCTGGTTGATTTGTTCCTCCCTTTTTGCGAAGTAGTAACTCAACACCACGATTGATGTCTGTTTTTCCAGAATTATTTATAGTACTCATTAAAACATATTGTTCTCTTGTAAGTACTTCACGGTATCACTACATCCACCAATATTTTTTTTATCAAAAACAACTTGTGGAAATGTAGAACCTTCACCAAATTCAGCATAGAATTGCTCTCTTGTAAATTCAGTTCCAAGTTCATAACAAATGACTGGGTATCCTCGTTTGATACTCAAATCACCCAAAACCATCTTAATCTTGTCGCAATAAGGACAACCTTTTTTTGAATAAACTGTAAAATTCATAAAATTATTAATAAGGGTATAAGAATTATTAAAATTGAAATTAAGGTCCCCATTACATTTGCTGCAATGGGGTAGATACTACCATCATCCATGAATGTTAAGATGCATTATTTCTTCTTGGTCTATACTTATATAGATTTGAATTTTCTTCCGGTTTCATCCATTTTACTATAGCATCTCTTTTTGCTTCTGTAAAGAAGTCTTGATTATAATACCACTGCTCCCAAGGAGTGTGCCCTTTGGATTGATTACAAGAATGACAGCAAGCAACTACATTAGTCTTAATGTCCAGACCACCCTTACACTGAGGAGTAATGTGGTCTAGTGTAATATTGTCTTCTGAATTACAATAGGCACACTTGTGTTCCCATTGTTCTTTTATAATCCTCCTCCACATTCGTTTTGCTTCTGCTTTACTTGTTGTCTCTAGATTAAACAGATAGTCCTTGAACGAATGTAGAGGAACCATAAGTAGTTGCAACTTATGATTATTTAGATGCTATTATTTTAATTGTCTCTCTTAGAGTAATGTAGATATAATGAAACTCATCACCATAAGTGATGTCAGAGTCTCTTTCAAGAATGTTTAGTATGTGTTTTATCATATTTGTATTTACAGGCACCTCTAATCCAAGCACGACTTAATGAATTTATATAAGAACATCCCTTTCCAGATTCCCCACAGTACGGGCATTTTGCATCTGGGGGATCGTTCAAGTAACCCTCAGGAGTGTACATTTCTTTCTTATGAAAAAAAGTTTTATTATAGTTATATCTTTCTAATTGTTTTCTTTTACGATGGTTCATACAACAAAAGGTTCTTGCTGCCTGTCTGGTAGTTTGATTTGTGGCAATTGTCCAGGTCCATTACCAGATGGCATTGAAATTTCCGAAGAACTACCAGCAGCACCTTGAACTATCTCATTCGTAGGAAGTGCCTTGGGCATCACTATATCAATCACTTGACCCATCAGAAACTTATTCCTCATATAACTTCTATTGGCAGGGTCAAAAGCAACCATTGCCTGTGCGTCTGTTTCTTCTCCACAATCTGCAATTTTTCTACCAGTCCTAGTCTCAATGACGGAAAAATAATCTTCGGTATTATACTTTTTCATTATTTTTTATTAAGTAATTTTTAAATATGTTTTTGAACCCATAATTTAGTATTATGAAAAGAATTTGATTCGGATACTAGATTGGGTTGTTCTATGTAAGAGATGCTAATATTTCCAGCAACAATCAAACGATCAAAGTTATCTTCAATTACTTTATCCACACCATGAAACATCCATGAAGGAAATACAATCATATCTCCACTTGATTGATGATCTGGATAAGTCTTATTATTATCCGAATCAATAAAGTAAAAGCATTTTTGATTTGGTGCCTGAATAAAATGTACCCAAGAAATAATTGTATTTCCATCAAAATGATCATGATCTCCATGACCATCTGTTTGTTTATTATACATTTGAATCCAAAAATGCCAATAATACTTAGCCCTATGAAAAAGACCAAGATTTTTCATTATTTTTTCTTGAATTATTGAATAATAATCAATTAATACATTATATTCTTGACTAAAATCTTTATTAAAATATGTTGTATAAATTTTATCAATATTATTTTTTTGAAAATGTTCTTTTACTATATCTTTAATTATAAGTATCAGTTCATCTGATAGTTTATCATGATGTTTCCAAACTATCATTTTTAATTAGATTGCGAAGGAATTACAGGACTACGAGTTTCATTCTTGATGACGATAAATGCATCTTTCTGATAGGTTACACTACCATAAGGTTTAGACCACTTTGGATTTGATGTTGATACAGTTTGAGTTCCAGTGGCAGCAACACCACCAACCTGAACTACAATCTCATCTGTTGGTTCCCATCCAAGTTCTGCGATGAGTTCGTTAATCCTTTCTATCATTTTGTTCTTGAGTTCTTTCAGTATTATACTCCTTTTTCATCGGTCTGTAAAGGTTGGGCCATGTATCTCTGATAATCTCTACAAGTTTATATGGAGTGGTGGAGGATATCATAGTAGGGACATTAGAAAGATGAACACTCCGAAGAGTTGGAAGATTATGAGGATGGTGAGCATTTTTCTATCAAAAAAGAACAGGTTATACCATTATGCAACATTCTTTTACCTAAACATAAACTTACCAAATGAGAACAACTTGCATCTCTATTATATTTTTCTTTGATTATTTTTACAATATCTGAAAAATCTAATCCAGATTCTATCTCAATACTACCAATAAGATTTCCTATGGTTCTTTCAGTTATTTTTTCATATATATGAAATATTTTTTTAATATTCCTTAATTCAAAAGTTTCTTCTCTGCCGTTTCTTTTATTTTTATTCTTATTAATTTTATTCCATTGACTTAATTTATTTCCAATTTTAACCCGCACATCCTTTGGTTGTTTAAGTGCTGCTTCTTTTAATTGCCCACTTTCTTTAGCAGATTTTCCACCTCTTTTTGAACCAAATAACATTAATTCCTTTACAAGTTCTTCTTTACCAATAGTTCCAGCAAGTGCTCTGTAAGCAATGTAATCACCGTCACTTTTATGGAGTAACCAATTTGCATAATGAAACATTGCGTGTCTGGTTACACTTATATCTTCTATAATATTGGTTTTATCATCAGTTCCCCCAAGATGTCTTGGAATAAGATGGTGATTATGTTTCATTTTACTTATACAACCACTCAACTATTTATAATAAAAAAGACCCCGAAGGGTCTCAATATTATATCACAAATTGAATATCAAATCAACCAATTGATGGTGCTGTTAAAGCCACTTTTGTGGTTTCTGCGGCTGCCAAATCTAATGGAAAATTATGTGCGTTCCTTTCGTGTTGCACTTCAATTCCCAAATTTGCCCTGTTGAGCATATCTGCCCAAGTAGGAATTGGACGACCTTGATGGTCAAGAATTGATTCATTAAAATTTAGACCGTTCAAGTTAAAAGATGAAACTGCAATACCCATAGCAGCA